CAAAGCGCAATCGGTCAGGGCGGCACGCACATAACGCACGCTAGGCGTCTGGTAGACATCGTCAGGGCTCTGCACGTCATCCACAAACGGGTTGCGCGGCAATTTGAAGTGCTGGCGCGTCTCAGGCCTCAAGCCTGCATTCACAAGTAACATAGGGTCTTCCTTTGTAGTTTCAGTTTCGGGACTCACGGGAACGGCCTCAGTGGTGTCAGATACCACTGGGGCCAACTTTTTGGCGGTGTATGAATACGGGCGCTTAGAGCGCTTTTCGGGGTCAGGGGCGGCACTGGTATCAACCAGATCGTTTAGGTCCGGTTTCCCCCCGGTTTCACCCCCTTGCTGGGCCTCTTGCGGGCCAAACAGTTCGTGACACAAGGCCATGACAGCCGAATCAGCGCAGGTGTAGCGGTTGTTACGGACCAGCTTGACGATGTCAACCGAGATGCCCAGCGTGTCAGACATCACTTTCTTGGTCTCACCGGCCACTGACATGTCGTAAATGGCGCGCACCACTTCAGGGGTAACCTTGCGCCAGACAGGTGCTGTGAACTTCATACCCCACCCCCATTCACAACACGCAGCCCACTGCGCACCGTCAGGCGGTCATGCAGCGCGCCAATCTGGTCTTCAGGAACGCCGTCCGGGTATTGATTCTTGAGCGTGGCCACCAACTCTGCGCTCAGGGTCATGCCAAGCTTTACCAGAGCATTGGCAGCCTCAAACTGACTCAGCATGCGCACTGGCAGTGGCGTCATGCTGGTCGTGGTGGTGGTGACCAGGTCAGAGCCACGCTTAGCCAGATAGGTGCGCTCTGGCGCTTGGTCGATTACCTTATATGGGTCAATGCGACTGGAGAACGGTGTGACGCCCTTTGCCTTCTTGGCATCGGCTTCGGTATCGGTGGCAGCGTCATAGGCGAAACGGTGCACTTCCTTGCGGTTGGCTTCCAGGATGGTGTCGGCTGGGCTGGCGAAGTCCTCACCAATCACATTGGCGTCCTCCCGGAAGTTGCCGGATGTATCGCGGCCCACCAGGGGAATGCTGTGCAGCACCTCGTTTCCGTCCGCGTCCTTGAGCACCACCAGGGCAGTGTCCAGCGCATACGGGTTGATGGTGATCAACAGCTTCTCGCCAATCATCACTTGCGGCACAGAGCTCACATCAAACTCGCGGCCCTTGAAGCGCACCACCATCCTGTCCTCCACCTTGCGGGACTCTGGGTTGTGGCTCAGCAAGTCAAAGCACACCTCGGCGGGCGGGGCAATGCGCAGCTGCTCGGGTGCGATGGTCAGCCACTGGTCGTAACGCGTCATGCCATGGCGGCCGTGCGCCTTGTTGGCGTTGTACCAGCGGGACCAGCGCTGCGCCTGGGCATTGAGCTCTGCCAGGTCACGCACCGGAGACAGGCGCAGGCCAGACTCAAAGCTACGCTCAATCTGGTCACGTGCTTTTTCTACCTGGCCAGTGGCGCGGGCATTGCCAGGTGCATGGGCGATCAGGCGCACCTGCAGACGGCGCGCCAGGTTGACAAACAGGCCGCCCGTATTGGCACTGCCCATGTCCATCATCAGGATGAAGGGCACGCCGTGGAGTGGATCTCCTTCGCGCTTTTGGATGGCAGCAATAAAGCTCTCTGCCAGATTGGTGCCAGATTCAGCACCCATCACGTAATTCACAAAAATGGCGCCGCTGTTGTGATCCGTCACCTCATAGGACCACACGCGGTCTGCCTCAATGCGCTTCAGGTTGGCGGGCTTGTTCTTATAGAACTTCTCCCGGTCCATCACCTGCAGGCCGCTCTCCTTTTCGGTACGGGCATTCAGGTAATACAGCACACAAATGGATGCATCAATCTGCCAGACGTGGTTGGGGTGCAGGCTGCGCAGCTCCACTGCGGGTGCAGCCCGATTAAGCTGATCAGGGTGCAGGCTGTAGCTGCGCAAGGCGCGGGCAATGGCGGTGTCGCTCAGGCGCTTTACTTCACCAGTCTCAGCATCGATGTACTCAGCCCGGATCTCGCCATTGGCACGCAGGATGTCTACAGCCTGGCCAATACTCATCAGTCGCTTTTTGGTCTTGCGCTGGCTGGTCATCAGAACGGCACTGATGGCAATGGCTTCCACGCGGGCGAGCAGCACGCTGCCAGCATCACTGCGTTGTTTGCGTTCGGGTTTCACGGTTACTTTCCCCATGTGTCGGTGAAGGGTGGCGGCACTCATATCCAACTCGGCACAGGCGGCATCAAGGAGCGCCTTCTTTGAGCCGTGCGGGGCGCTGGCCATGGCTTGCACCAGTTCGACCAGACGCTGCACGATTGCGGGATTGAGGGCCATGTTTGAATCAGCCGCTGGGTTTACTTGCCGTCCTTCTTGGCTGGAAGTGCCCACTGCGCCACCTCAGCAGCCAACGCCTGTTGAGCCGCAGTACTCACGTCGGGCAGGTTGAACTCCTCACGTAGCGCATTCAGGTCACCCTGCAGCTGCCCCACCAGGCCAGCCATAAAGATGCTGTGGTCATCTTCGGAGTGGTTGGACAGGGCTATCAGGGATTGGCGAATCTGGCCACGGATGCAGCCCAGCGCATCATTCATGAGTGCTGTGGCCTCCTTCTGGATCTCCAGCAGCACCTGGTCGGGGGTGGCCTTCTTGATATGGCGGCTGAGCTTGTCGATCTTGGCTGACTTCTCGGCAAGCAGCTTTTCGTCGGCAACCTTATCGGCACGGGCCTCCCGCACGGCATGGCGCAATTCCTTGACGGACATGGTTGCAATGTCGTCCAGGGCCAGCTCGCCGGTTTGGCCGGTCAGCTCCAGCTCTTCAAGCTGTTCGTCGTCCAGAATCAGCATTTCGAAAAGCTTGGTTTGACTGTCTGCTGCCTTCAAAAGCGCCGTTGACGACGCTTTTGGAAACTTACGAGCCATCTGCATGAACTTCTGCGCCACGCGAGGCTCAACACCCAGAACATCCAACCGAGCCATAAAGTTTCCGTGTGCACATGCAGCTTTCAATACGTGCAGCCCCTTTCCCACTTCCAGGCAGGCCTCCACGCTGCGGCGCATATTGGCGCTGATATCGCGCTGAGTCAGGTCTGGGTCGGTGCCGTCTGCAGGCAACCGGTAGCCCATCTGCATGGCAACAGCGCGCACTGCACTGTCATGCTGAGCCTGCACCAGGCCAAGCTGGCGGGCAGATTCGAAGTCTTCGGCGATCAGCGCTTCATTAACAGGGGTCTCTTTGCTGATTGGAGCGGGGGTTGGATGGCGGGCCATGGGTGTCCTTTGGATTGGGTTGTTGTTAGGGTTACAGCGGAACGGAGTAGCGCTGCGAGACTTCATCCAGGTGACGACGCGCCTGGCTCAAATTGGTGGTGACCGTGGTACTGATGCGCACAAATGCCACACCCAGGCGCCAGCGATTGGTGCCGTCAACGCGCTCCACAAAGCCGGTAGTAGCCAGGGCTGGCATATTGACGCTGACCCAGCTCGGGGCCACTTCAATGCCTTTGGCGATCTCGCCAGGAGACAACCCCAGCACCTCATGGCCCGCCATCAGGCGAAACAGATCGCAGGTCTTGCGGATGGGCTCAGCCAGCTTGTATTGAACTTCTTGGATCACGACACGGCCTCCAACATACCGTTGACGGTTTGCGCTTCCTCCTCGGCTTGCTCGGTGGGTGTGGGGCCATACCAGTGCTGAAACACCACGGTCACACCGGCGTCCACCATGCTCTTGACCAGCACCGGGTTTCCGCCATTGGCTGCGCAATCGCTGACGGGCAGGTCCAACCGATCAAACTCCTCGCGCCTGGCAATGCCAACATAGACAAACCGGGGAAAGGTTATGGCAACAAAATTGCTCTTGGTCATGCTTAAAAGTCCAGTTCAGGGTGGGAATACGCCGCCACGTTGGCCTGGTGATAGGCCACCTGCTGCAGGTGATGGGTCATTGCAGCGACGGTCTTTTCAGCGTCGGCATGGGTGGGGTCGTTATAAAAGTCGGTGAGCAGCTGCAGGGCAGTAGCAAAGCCTGTGTTGAGCTCCACCATGTCCGCCAGCGTGGCAGCACGTCCGGCGGGCATGTCGATCACCAACTTGCCTGCACTGGCAGCCAACCAGGCGCTGGCAAAGTGGCAGCCACAGGCCAGCTCAAAGGCGGGCACCAGAATGGTGGGTAGGCGACCGGTGGCCAACCACTTGTACAAGCTGTCATGCGTGGCGCCCATACGGTCGGCGATGCGCTCTACGCTCAGGTTGTGGCGCTCCTGGGCAAACTCTTTGCACAGGCGCAGTGCCTCTACCAGGCTGTTGGGATGTGCCCGTTTCCAATTGCGCCGAATCATTGGAAGACCTCCGAGCGGGACACAAAACCAACGTCCAAACAAAAAGCCAATTTCGCACTAGCAAAACTGCCTTCGCAGGGGCAAAGTATGGATACCGCAACTACCAATAGGAGCCCGACCATCATGACCCAATCCCCCGAAACCACCGAATGGGTGCGCGCGCTGCTGAGCCAAGAGATTGAAAGAGCCATTGCGCCATTGCGCCAAGAGATTGACCGTTTGGATGACTGGTCCAACGGCGTGTTTGCTGCGTTGTCCGAGCTGCTGCGCCCCCTACTTGCTGAGCACCCTGAGATTGCGGCAACGCTTGCTTCAAGCTGGCGCAGAGCGTCAGAGGTGTATGACACGTTGGGCAGCGAAGGCCAGGCAGCTGATTTCCATGAGACCCAGGAGCTGCTGGAGGCGCGCAAGATACTGTTTCGGCTTTTGCCTGCGTTTGAAGAATTTCGCGCGCCTGGGCTGGCGACATGAGGTACTTACCATTGGCGCGGCGGCTGGTCTGCACCATCGCATCAACATCCGCTTCCCGCTTGAGCAAGACATCGGAAATGCGCTTTGCTTCCGCAACAGACAGAGGCTCTTCATGGTGCACATAGTCCCCGCCGATTACGCAGGCGTCCTGACTGAAGGCGCCTGCATCCAGGGCCTGCAGCTTGCTGCGCAAGGCCTTGCCAAGGGCCGATGCCAAGCTGTCGGCCAGCGGACCGGCCTCAATCAAGATGTCGCCGTAATTGGTGGCAATAGTGAAGCCGCGCTCCATGGCGGGGACCTGCTTGGCCAGGGTGTAGGAAAGGTCAAGCTGGCTCACGCTTGTACTCCTGCGCGGCGCTCTTTGGCCCGGCGCGGTGGCGCGGGCTTGAACTGGGCCACATCGACCACCACGCCATGCTTCAGGCCCAGGGCGACGGCGCAGCGGTGGGTTTCACCGCGCAGGCCCTGGCGGGCGCCACGTAGCAGATCCACCACTGTCATGCGGTGGAAGCCGTTGGCCCGAGCCCACTCGGACAGCGTGATGCCAGCGG